GTTCCGAACTGCTATGTTCGTCCAAACCAGGGCTACTGGTTTAGCCGGCAAAGAGCAGGTTAATGAATCGATTGAATCTTTCTTGTCTGCGGCTACGCAGAAAAGAGAGTTCAAAACCAATGATCTTCTAGAGAGATGCATAGATGAAGTGATTGACGAGTTACTCGCCAAACCCTTCCTAGGCACTAACCCAGAATTCAAGATGTCCATGAGCACCTCTGCTTGCAGAGAGTCCTCGCGGGCAAATGAAGGAAAGTTTGGTTACCTGAAGTCCCTTGTCCGTGATGCGGAGGTATTTAGACCGCCGCTGAGAGAAGGGATTCCAGGAACCCTCGGAAAATGGCTATGGCCTGAGGCAGCCCAAAAGGTTATCTCAGGTGATAGCAGTGTACTCGAAGTGAACGTCGCGGCCGTCCGTGAAAACGGAAAGGCACGTGTCGTCACGTCTGGAAGCTTTTGGAAGGATGTGGCTTTACAACCGTTTAGCCACATCACACTCCATTTGATCAAACAGCTAGATAATCTCAGATCCGGACTCAAGGCTTCAAGGCTTGGGTGGCGGTTCATTGAGAAAATCGTTCGTGAAAAGAATGACCGTGGGGGGGTCAACTGGATCTTCGACAAGAAACCAGTTTACCTCTACACGTCAGATTGGGCAAAGGCCACCGACGCTCCCACACCAGAAATGGGGTGGAGAGTGACGGGGCGACTTTTGGAAAAGGCAGGACTTGATCCGATGTCACTTGAGGTAATCAAGAGATATTGGCTTGGTCCGAAGAAACTGATGTTACGTGGAAAACACGTTGGTACACTGGTTAACGGTATACCAATGGGTGATCCACTGACAAAAACGAACTTGTCGCTCGCTCATCCAATTGCGGATAGGTACGCCCGGTACAAAACGGGGTGCCTTTCTCGTGAGGAAGGAAACGGCGACGACACCGCGGCGTTCAGTGATCATCCCGAATACGGGAAGTATCACCTAGAAGCAGCAGTTGCTCTAGGATATGAAGCGTCCCCCCAAGATGACGTTATTACGACAGATTGGGGGACATACGCTGAGGAATGGTTCCATATCCCGACTTCGAACATAAACAGTACGAAGTGGGGAAATCGGTTCAAAAATTCATTGCTATTGCCGTACCTAGACACCCCCAAGATCAGGGTGTGTATAGGAACGCAAAAAGACAGGATTGATTTCTCGTCTGATCCAACAGGGAAAGTTACACTGTTGGGTCATGACCAGGAATACTTCAAGCTAAGTGATCCTGGACCGCATCACACCATCTATTCGGTGGCGTCTGCTTTCCAGGACATATGTTTATCGACGATTGACGACCACCGTCCTCTGTTTTTACCGAGGCAGGTGAATGGTGTTGGGAAACCACCACCACAGTGGTCAGTCGAATCATGGCTGAATATCATTTCGCGAAGTAGGACTTGGCACGCCAAGTACTACATCTGCGTTATGAAGGAATTCATTGAGGGAAGACAGGATATCACGGGTTACCGTGGAACCCTGAAAGAATCAAATCACTTCGCCACCGAGACGATGGTAGAAGTCTTTGAAATTCCCAGAGACGATCCGATCAGGAGGCTAATCGTTGTTCCCCGTGAGGAGCACAGCGAATGGCCGCCTGGTGTTTTGCAAAAATTGGTAACCTTGGGCTACTTAGTACCTGAATCTAAGTTGGCCAAGTATTACCTTTTCCAGGAAAGGCTTGAAAACCTTGAACAGGACACTAAACGTGACCTATTCGAGGTAGTCAAAGCCAAGATGATCAATCTGCCTGATGTATCTTCCGTTGATGAAAACAGGAAGATTGTCAAGCGATTTGTTAAGGAGTTTAGGGACTACCCCTTCCTGCTGCGAGGCAAGAGGGAGGAGAACCTTTACGCTGCTGCTGCGGTTGACGGGC